AGGTAGAAATCCACCTATGGGTGCAGGTATAAAAAGAATTTCTATAAAAAAAGGTGATACTTTATCAGCAATAGCTAGAAAAAATAATACAACAGTATCAACTTTAAAAAAATTAAATCCAAACGTAAAGCCAAGAGAAATGAAAATTGGTGGTAGTTTGAAAATTCCTAGAACAGGGGGTACGAGATAATGTTTAACAAAGAATGGTTTCAAAAGAAATTTGGTCAAGGAACAATCTTTGACCTAGACTATGGCAAACTTATAATTATAGCACTATGTATTTACATAGCGTTTATTAAATGAGTAACATGAAGCATATAACAGTAATGATCCTAGCGATTGGCCTTATGAGTTTGCTAGGACTCATTGTTGTTGATGAGTTTATGATAGCATCAGAACATGGTGGTAAGTTTGATGAGGGCATACTTGCCTTGTTGAACAATGCCCTTGTTGGTATCGTAGGAATCGTGGCAGGATATGTCACAGGAAACAGTAACAGTAAAGGATGTAATTGTAAATGAAGAATTTCAGAGTAATATGTTCAGCCTGTACAACTTATCAAGAGTGTTCTAAGGCAGGTAAATGTTTAAAAGCTTAAATGATAACAGCATTTACTATTACATATTTTATAGTATTAATTTCTATATTAGCAATTTTAATTTGGTTATCAGAAAATGATTAGTGCAATTACAACACTATTAGGTTCAGTTGGTGGTCTTGCTACTTCTTACTTAGATGGCAAGACTGCTGTACAAAAAGCTGAAGCACAGATACGTATGAAGGAAGCAACAGGAGACATTGATTGGGATCTTGCTGCTATACGTGCTACTCAAGGTTCATGGAAAGACGAGTGGATTTTATTATTATTCTCAATCCCACTAATACTAGCCTTTACTGGTGACTGGGGTAGAGAAACAGTAGCACAAGGCTTTGCTGCACTTGAAGCTATGCCACAGTGGTATCAGTTAAGTCTTGGAGGAATTGTTAGTGCCTCAATAGGTATGAAAGGTATTGGCAAGTTTTATGGTAAAAAGAAATTAAAATAAGACACATACCTTATATAAGACGGTACTTAGGAGACAGGATGTTTCCTATTACAAGAATAAGACACAGAAATGCCCACACTAGAAAAAGAGAGGAAAGACATGAGCTTTACACTCAGCAAAAAAAGCTTAACAAAATTAAATGGCGTGAACGACTCCTTAGAGAGATGCGTCAAAAAAGCCATAGAAGTGACCAAGATTGATTTCGGTTGTATTTGTGGTTTAAGAAATTTAGCAGAACAACAGGCTCTCGTAGATAAAGGAGCTTCACAGACTTTAAAATCCAAACATCTTGATGGTCTAGCAGTAGACCTGATGGCTTATGTAGGAGGGAGGGCTTCATGGGAATTGAATCTCTATGATGACATAGCAGATGCCATGAAGGAAGCTGCAAAGCTTGAGAACGTGGGCATTCGTTGGGGTGCAGCTTGGCATATAGATGATATACGTACATGGGATGGCACAATGCAAGATGCTATGAATGCGTATATAGATCTAAGAAGAGGACAAGGTAGAAGACCATTTATTGATGGACCTCACTTTGAGCTTGCATAATGGGTATGTGGCTACCAATTATACTTTTGTGTTCAGCACCTTATGCACAAACTTGTACTGTTATAACAGGTTTAGAACTAGTTTCAACACAGAAACAATGTTTTGAAGAGTCAATAAAAAAAGCAAAGGTAGCAATGGAAAGTCCTAGTGTGTTTCAAGCAAGACCAATGTGCCAGATTATACCAAATAAAGTATTACCTGATAAAACAAAAGGAAAAGATATATAATGGCTAGACAACTTACAGAAAAACAACAGAAGTTTCTTGATGTGTTGTTTGAAGAAGCAAAGGGTAATCCTGTTACAGCTAAAAAACTTGCAGGTTATAGTCATGACTTAGCTACTTCTACTATTACTAATGCATTACAAGATGAGATAGCAGACTTAACTAAAAAGTTTTTAGCAACTACAGCTACTAAGGCTGCTTACTCTTTAGCTGAGGTTATAGATAATCCTACGGATCTTGGTAATAAAGAAAGAATGATTGCAGCAAAAGATATATTAGACAGAGGTGGATTTGTTAAGACTGATAAAGTAGAAGTATCAGCTGCAAATCCATTATTTATATTACCACCTAAAAATGAAGATTGATAAAACTTGGAAATTACCTAAGCCTGAAAAAACAGAGTATGGCTATGATTGGCAACCTGTAGTTAGAGTTGGAAGGGTTATACCTTTTGGCTATAAACAAGATGAGAATGATAGAGATATATTATTACCTATTCCTACAGAGTTAGAGTTACTTGAAAAAGCAAAAAAGTATATTAGACAATATAGTTATAGACAAGTTGCTAATTGGTTAAGTAAAGAGTCTGGTAGAGAAATATCCCATGTGGGTTTAATGAAGAGAATTAAAATTGAACAAAAACGTAAGTCAAATGCTTCAGCTCAAAGCTACCTCGCTAAGAGGTACAAAGAAGCGTTACAAAAAGAAGAAAGACTCTCCAAAGAAAGAATTGGAAGAACAGCCAGTTCAACAGAAAGTTTACAGTCAGCCTGAAGAAAAACCAACAGAAATAATATTTGAACCTAATAAAGGTCCACAAACAAACTTTCTATCAGCAGGTGAACGTGAAGTATTATATGGAGGATCAGCAGGTGGTGGTAAAAGTTATGCAATGCTTGCAGATCCAGTACGATACTTTAGTAATTCAAACTTTAGGGGATTATTAGTAAGACGTACAACAGAAGAATTAAGAGAACTTATATCAGTTTCTAAACAATTATACCCTTACGCTGTTCCTGATATAAAGTTTTTAGAAAGAGATAAGACTTGGGTAGCACCTTCTGGAGCAACTCTTTGGTTATCTTACTTAGATAGAGATGATGACGTAACAAGATATCAAGGACAAGCTTTTAGTTGGATAGGATTTGATGAACTTACACAATGGTCTACTCCTTATGCTTGGAATTATTTACGTTCACGTTTACGTACTAGTGATACTAGCTTACCTATCTACATGAGAGCTACTACAAACCCCGGAGGTCCGGGACATCAATGGGTAAAGAAAATGTTTGTAGACCCTGCACCTTATGGATCATCTTTTTGGGCAACAGATATAGAAACAGGTAAAACTCTTATGTGGCCTAAAGGACATAGTAAAGAGGGTGAGCCACTATTTAAAAGAAGATTTATACCTGCTACATTATTTGATAATCCTTATTTAGCAGAAGATGGAGTCTACGAGGCTAACTTATTATCACTGCCAGAGAATCAACGTAAACAATTATTAGAGGGAAATTGGGATGTTAGTGAAGGATCAGCTTTTCCTGAGTGGGACAGAACCACTCATGTTGTTGAGCCTTACAATATACCTAATAGTTGGCCTAAGTTCAGAGCCTGTGACTATGGCTACGGAAGTCATACAGGGGTTCTATGGTTTGCAGTCGCTCCTGATGAACAACTAATTGTATATAGAGAGTTATATGTTTCAAAAATACTAGCATCTGATTTAGCTGATATGGTATTAGAGGCAGAACATGAAGATGGAACTATACGTTATGGTGTACTAGATAGTTCTCTTTGGCATAAACGTGGTGATACAGGTCCATCTTTAGCAGAACAAATGATAATCAAAGGATGCAGGTGGAGACCATCTGATAGAAGTAAAGGGAGTAGAATTGCAGGAAAAAACGAGATTCACAGAAGATTACAAATTGATGAATTTACAGAAGCACCTAGACTGGTGTTTTTTAATAACTGCACAAATATTATCTCGCAACTACCGATAATACCTCTTGATAAAAATAACTCTGAAGATGTGGATACTAATTCAGAAGATCACTTATATGATGCTTTAAGGTATGGGATAATGACAAGACCAAGAAGTAATTTATTTGACTACAATCCAGAAACACAAAGAACTGGATTTCAAGCAGCTGATGCAACATTTGGATATTAAGGATAGACTATGGTAAAAGATTTACAAGAAATGGCAATGGATGCTGAAGAATCTGCAGCAATAGAAGATGTTGAAGCAGATGCTTTTAATGATGAACCTGCAGGTCAGATAGAAAAATTTATAAAAGAAAGATTTAGTAAAGCAGAAACTGCTAGAAGAAGTGATGAAGAAAGATGGATACAATCTTATAGAAACTATAGAGGTATATATAATCCTGATGTTCAATTTACATCTACAGAAAAATCTAGAGTATTTGTAAAGGTTACTAAGACTAAAGTATTAGCTGCTTATGGACAGCTAGTAGAAGTATTATTTGGTGGTAATAGATTTCCATTAGGTATTAATCCTACAATTTTACCTGAAGGAGTAGAAGATACAGTTAGTGTAGAAACTAACCCACAACTCAAAGAAGCTCTAGGAGAGACAGAAACAGGTGCTACAGACCCGAATCAACTTATTCCGGGGGAGACACTGCCAGAATTTAATGAGCGTGTAGGACCTCTTAAAGACGATCTGAGTGCAGTTGAGGAAGATGTAGAGTTTAAACCGGGTAAAAGTCCATCTGCTGTACAGTTCCATCCTGCAATGATTGCAGCTAAAAAGATGGAAAAGAAAATACATGATCAATTAGAAGAGTCTAATGCTAAGAAACAATTAAGATCTGCTGCTTTTGAATCTGCTTTATTTGGTACTGGTATTATGAAAGGACCTTTTGCAGTTGATAAGGAATATCCTAACTGGAATGAAGAAGGTGAATATGAACCAGTATTTAAAACTGTACCACAAACTTCTAATGTTTCTATCTGGAACTTTTATCCTGATCCAGATGCAAACAATATGGATGAAGCAGAATATGTTATAGAAAGACACAAGATGTCTCGTTCACAACTACGTGCTTTAAAACGTAGACCTTTCTTTAGAGAGAATG